TCACGTCGGGAGCCCTCGAAATTTCGGCTGAAAATTTTTGTGCGAAATTTTTCGGTCTCCGGCCCCGGCCAAGAGTAGAACCCGGAAGCAGACACTACCGGGGACCATACCGACAGTCCGAATCCCGCCCCGTCCGCCAGCCACCCTTCAGCGTAATGTCTCTGCGGCCCTCGCTGGTCAGAAAAAGCCCAATACTTCCAGGCGTTAACGGCCAAACCTCCCGACTGCCCGCGCCCGCGAAAGCCCCATTTTCGTCCCTCTCAGGGCCATTTTCTCCAAAGCTCCCGACTTCGGGATTTTAGTACACCCCTTGTAACCCATTGATATGAATCGGCTTTTTCCCGGGCCAAAAACTGCACTTTGGAGGCGCAATCTGGTCGGGCGGACGAAACTCGGCTCCAACTGTGGTTTTGATTTTATTGGGAAATTCTGGGGGAAGATGGAGAGGTCTGCACACCATGAAAGAGCGCCGTTCCGTAGTTGGCACCCAGATCATCTAAATCCTGATCGGGGCCGTCCGTGTCGGGCTCGCCGCAGCGTGATACACTAAAACCACCGGGTGATGACCCTACGCAGAATGGGAGCTGCATAGTGGAAGCCGCAAAGCGCTCCCGTCGCCCCGACGTCCGTGGTCAATCACCTATCCTCACGGCCGAATTGGCCGATGACGCCCGCAAGGTACGCAGCCACTCCAGATCTTGAGCGCCCAAGCGTCGTCGCATAATATTGCGCCTAGGTAGATTTTATCTGCCGAATTTTAGCCAGGCAGACGTTTCTTCCGCGAGTCACGATTGTCTACGGCTTCGCCCATCACTTATGGTTGCTGGCATGTTCGTCCAGACAGTCAGGAGCCTGTTGGAGTTACACCCAGCTGGGTTGTCGAATGCGCAGCTCCTATGGCGGCTCCGGAATGCGGGGATCCGCTTTGCGGTTGACGATATACTCCAGTCCCTTGCCGTTTTGGTCGAGAATGGCGAGGTCACCATGGTCGCGCCGGGCCGGTGGCGGATTGCCGCCTTTCAAAATCGGGAGGCAGCGCCTTTACCAGAGTCTCCTACAAAGCAACCGGGGCTGCCTCGGACACAGACGAAGCAATTTCTGCCAGCCGTCACCGCGACCATTGCAGAACGGTCCCCGATACCGCAATCGCTCTTACTACCTGATTCGTCCGCGGGCAGGCGTGCCGATGAAGACTGGAGGGCCTTATTACGCTACTACGCAGCTACCCAGAGGCAAGATCCGCGCGGGAGGGTGGACGAACGCGCTGACCAACATGCGCTTTCCTGGCAACTCTTCCGCACTGACGGCAAATGGTGGAGTGCAGGCGAGCTACACGTCCCACTCGACAGTATGGCGGATACTTTCCGCGAAGCCTTGATGCGGCGCCCGGAAGCGGTCTGTAGCGTCGGCTACCCCGTCGCCTTCTTCCTGCAGTCGGACGTTTCGACATTTGTGCCTGCCCTCCTGATCCCTGCGAGCTACAGAATCACGGCGTCCCACCTGATCTTGGAGATCACAGAATCGGAACCGGTGATCAATCCACTCTGGTTGGATATGGCGGTGAGTCGTTCCCGATGGCAGAAGGAAACACTAGTCGAGTCCCTGTTGCCGAGCGGTGAGACTGGCGATCTCGCAGACATCACCAACCGGCTTCGCAACAGCCTAGCGACGATCGGAGGTGCGTCGCTAAAGCCGGCACAATTGGCCGACGGGATTACTATGGAGGGAGAGGGACTGCGCAACTGCGCGGGTCTTTTCCTCCCGACGAATGACCGTTTCACTCGGGGCGCCGAACGCGATCTCGAAACCATGCAGACTTGGTCGGAAGAACTAGTCGGGCAAACCGCTCTAGGATATCTCTTCGCCGTCCGAGGTTCTGAGGCTCCAGCACCGATCGTACCGGCAAGTCCAATGCCTTTGACTGATCGCCAGTATGAAGCAGCCTCTGCAGCGCTATGCCGACCACTCACCCTCATTCAAGGGCCACCTGGTACGGGCAAGAGTGCAGTGATCCTTGCATTGCTGACCTCGATTATCCTGTCCGGACGGAGCGTCTTGCTGGCATCAAAAAACCATCAGGCTCTGGATGAAGTCGAAGGGCGGCTAGCTGAGCTCGTCGATGGCGCGCCAATCCTGACCAGAGGCCGGGACCGAGACGGTGAGCGAGATACGAGTTTCCTATCGCAGATGAAGGCCTTAGCTGACAGTGAGACTAATTTCGGGGGCATTCGGTTTCCAGAGGCGGCATCGGTTGTTCTGAGCCATGCCCGTACATTTAACGAACACAGCAAGAATGCAGCGCGCCAAGCGTCGCTCCATGTTCAACTGTCCGAGGCCATCGAACGGATCGATCGTTGGAATCGCGCGTTGCCGCCGGAGCTACGGGAGCGTCGCAGTCACTGGACGCTCATCCTAGCGGTTCTTCGGCGGCTGTTCCGGTGGGGAGGACGCACAGAGACCTATGAACCGGACCGCCTGTCGAAGGTCGCTGAGAAACTTCGCCGCGAGCTGTCTGACGCGCCTGGGTTACTGACGTCTACGGAATGGGACCAGATGGCTGATGCCTTGGCTGCGGACGTGCAAGCAACTCTCCGTGCTGGGGTGCGGTCCGTTACCATGCCAACGAAATCCGAAGCTGTAGAGTTTTCGGAACGACTGAAGGAGTTAGAGTTCAACAGTAGGAGGAAGTTACCCGAATTAACGTCAGAAGACGCCCAACGTATTCTTCGTCATCGTCCAGCTTGGGCAATTAGCACCCTATCAGTCTCATCAAGGGTCCCTCTCGTAGCCGGCCTATTCGACTATGTGATTTTTGATGAGGCCAGCCAATGTGACATTGCATCTGCCCTTCCTTTATTGGGTCGGGCTCGTCATGGGGTAATAGTCGGTGACCCCATGCAACTAGGCTTCATTCCTCAGCTTTCCTTGCGTCAAGAACACGCGCTAATGGACGCGGCCGGCCTAGGGCGGGTCGGGCGGCATCTCGTTGCTCAAAGCCACAACTCTCTTTTCGAATTTGTTCGCCAGAAAGAGACGGCGGATTGGCATTTCTTAGCTGATCAATTCCGCTCCGACCCGGATATAGTCAGTTACCTTAACGAGGAATTCTACGAAGGACGTCTACAGGCTCGCCAGGATCCTAAGATAGGTCAAGCGCCCAAGGGTTACAAACCAGGTCTATCATGGCAAGACGTCCCTGGACGGGCAGTCCGCGAGGATGGCGGCAGCGTCAATCATGCCGAAGCAGACGCTATTGTTGCGGTGCTGACGAGGATGATACGCGACGACGAATTCGCTGGAAGCATTGGCGTGCTCTCCCCATTCAATTCCCAAGTCGGCCTCCTGATCCGCCGAATCCGTTCTGCCCTGTCTGAGGCGGAACAAGCACGTGTTGATCTGCGCGTGTCCACGATCGACAAATTCCAGGGTGGGCAGGCAGATGTTATCCTATTCTCTCTTGTGGTGGCTGATGGCGTCCATCCAGCCACGCTCAACTTTTACACTCGCGAGCAACGGCGGGTAAATGTCGCGATAAGCCGTGCTCGGGCTCTCTGCCTTGTCTTTGGCGACAAGGACTATGTCCGCCGTAGTGGAATCGGACTACTCCAGCGGCTGGTCGACCGGGTTCAACGACCGACCAAACCGCGGGAAACCTTCGACAGTGAATGGGAACGCCGACTCTTTGAAGCGATGCGAGGCCGTAATCTTGATCCGATCCCACAATACCCAGTAGCCGGTCGTTACCTCGATTTTGCGTTGGATCCGGAGGGAGTTCGGCTAGATGTTGAAGTCGACGGGCGCCGCTGGCATGCGGACCCGGACGGCAATCGGAAGCTATCTGACAGATTACGCGATCGAGCATTGATCGCCCTAGGCTGGAAAGTACGCCGTTTCTGGGTACACGAACTCTCCGACAACATGGAGACTTGCCTTGACCTCATCGAATCAGACCTCAACCGCACGAGAAGTCGAGCGCAGTAGCTTGCTGTCCACTCGTTCAGCCGCGGTTGCACTCGGTGCACTGTTGGTTGTTCTGAACCTAGTGGCGGTCGGCTCTGTCCTCAACCAACAGCAAGTGGTGGACAGGCAGCTCAGCGACATTGCACGCGAACGAGTGTTGCTTGCGGCGGAAGAAGGGAAGATTGCTGCGGGGTTGGCAAGAAAGGCTGCAGCCGAAGCCCAACTTGATGACATCACTCGCCAGATCGACGCCCAGACAAAAGCTATGGGAAACCAAAAGATAGAGCTGCTCGACCTCGATTTACGGAAACGTGAGAGGGACACGGCGATCTCCGAACGCGACGAGGCGCGCCGGGCACGACGCGAGGCAGAGACCGCTCGGGACGAAGCCCAATTAGAGATGCGAAGCCTGGAGGCACGCCGCGCTCAGGCCAACAGTGACGTGCAGCGCTTAGATGAGCGTCGTCGCCAAGCTTCAGCAGATGCAGACGCAGAGGAAGCCAGGCAGAGGAAGGCGGCTAGCGCGCTAGCCGACGCCCAGGCCGCCCTACAAGCATTTCTTGCAACGGGGCCACAACGCGAAGCCGACCTCAAGAAGCGAATTCAAGCTGCAGAGGCTGCAGCAGCCGAGCTCGAGAAGAATAGAGCTTCTGCTCAGCGCCAATTGGATGAAGTTCAGGCACAGCTCACGTCGGCACGGGTAGACCGAACTCGATTGCAAGACCTGCGGGCCGATCTAGCATCTGCCACACAAGCGTTAACAGAACTTCAGCAGAAACAAGCTCCTCTGAGGAATGAGGCTGGAAATTTGCTACGTGCACTGGACGATCGGAAAGCCGAGCTAGCGAAAGCTCAGGCAGAAGTCGAGGTGATACGCGCAGAAATCCGCAATCTAACAACCTCTCGAGACCAGCTGCGTCAGGATCTCGGACAACGCGAGCAACTTGAACGCAGCGTCAGGGCATTGAACGAAGAGATAGGAATGCGCCGGACCGAAGCAGCGCAATATCGGATAGAAGCCAGTCAAGCTGTAGCCGAGCGACAGGCAGCCCAGGCCGAAGGAGCCTCACTGCGCGCCGACCTGCTTGGCCTTCGTTCGCAGGTCGAAGCCCTTCGTAGGGACCGCGAAACTCTAGAGCGGGAGATAAGTCGATTACAGACCCGCGCGACCGACTTGAGTAAACCGCAGGAGTCACAGACGCCACTCGGCTCTGTCCCTGGCAACGGAAAACGGGAAGCGCCCTGATGCCCCTGATTCCCATTAATCAAAGCCTCTGGGCTGTCGCCGTCATCGTTCTCTCCATAGCCATGGGCGTTCTGGCTATTGCGGTAATCTGGAGCTTCGAAAGGCGGCGATCCCGCATTCCTGACGCAACACGCTACGAAGATCTCAAGGAGCGAGCCGCAGCTATTGAGGTGCGCATCCTCGAGCACGAAGACCAGTTACGGCAGATCGATCAGAAGATCCATGATCGCGATCGCATCGCCGCTGAAGTCGCTGCCTTAACAGAACGGTTGGAGAACCTGCGGGTCGAGCGAGATGCCCTAGCAGGCGCTGAACAGCAGATCGAAGCAATGAAAGAACGCGCTGCCGAGGCCGCTGCGACCTATGCTACGGAGATGACCAAGCTCGATCAAGTAAAACTGAATCTGGAGGAGACTGCCAGCAACCTCACGGAAGCGCAGGATCGTATCGACGGCTTGAAGAGGGACGCCGAAGCCCTAGAAGCTCAAAACAAGGCACTCCGAGAGACCCTGCCTGAGGAAATTGAGAACCTAAGGGCCCAAAGAGATGAGCTCAATAAGGAGAAATCGGCGATTGTCGAAGAAGTTTCTCAACTTCGCAGCTCGCGCGACGCACTTTTTGCTGCCCGCGAGGAGACATCCTTCTTGGCTGTTCGGAACGATCTATTAGAGGTTCGCTACCGTGAACTTCGTGAAGAACTCCCTCTTGAAATTGAGCGACTGAATGCAGAACGAAACACTCTTCGCAGTGAAGTGGACTCACTCGCCGAGGAGATTTCTCGACTCAAGGGAACTCGAGAATCGCTACTTTCTGCCCGGGACGAGGTATTGACGCTAACCGCTAAGGTCGATGAGCTGAACGCAAGGAGGGTGGCTCTGGAAGAGGACATCGTGCGTATGCGTGGAGAGGAGATCAGCGGGGCTCATACTCGGCCTGACCTGGAGACCGTGGCCGCTGATCTAGAACAAACCCCGCCCTGTCTTATCTCTGAGCCAGTCGGAGAGTATCCAGCGCAGCTCGAGGAGGATGCTCTTCACGATGTCGCCGAATATCTCGGGGCCCTCGGCCTACACTACGATAGGCGGACAATATATGCTTTCCACACCGCATTAAAAATAAATGATACGTCGCAGATGACTATCCTTGCTGGTGTCTCAGGAACCGGCAAAAGTCTGTTGCCAAGGCGTTATGCAGAGGCAATGGGGATGCGCTTCCTGCAGATTGCCGTGGAGCCTCGCTGGGACAGTCCCCAGGATCTGCTGGGGTTCTATAACTATATCGAGAAACATTACCGAGCAACGGAGCTGGCTCGAGCTCTTGTCCAAATGGACCCTTACAATACGTCGGGTCTATCTGACCTTAAGCATAAAGATGAGATTATGCTTGTATTGTTGGACGAAATGAACCTTGCTCGAGTAGAGTACTATTTTTCTGAATTCTTGAGTAGGCTTGAGGTCCGACCACGCCTGGACGATGCTGCGAAGCTTGAGCTACGTTTGGGCGCCTGTCTCCCGATAGACGTTCCCGGCCGCGCGGAAGGTCCGATTCGCCTTTTCCCGTCCCACAATGTCCTATTCACTGGCACAATGAATGACGATGAGAGTACGCAATCTCTGTCTGACAAGGTGCTAGACCGAAGTAACGTTATGCAGTTTGCCGCACCTGAGCGCTTCGCTCGGCCACTCGACGCTCCTCGCCCAGCCGCGATGAACCGCTTTCGAAGCTTTCAAGCATGGCGGAAGTGGGTATCCAAGCCCGACCAGATGGCCAACAGTGAGAGGCAAAAAGCCGACCGGGTTATCGGCACCCTCGCTAGAATAATGTCAGATTGCGGCCGTCCATTCGGGCATCGGCTGAACGAGGCTATTTTGGCCTACGTCGTGAATTACCCCCGCAGTAAGGGGGTAAGTGTTGACGTGCCACTGGTCGACCAAATTGAGTTACGCATCATGCCGAAGCTGCGGGGTTTAGCTATCGAAGATCACCAGCAGGCATTTGATAATCTCGTCAGGTTAATCGATGGCGAGCTCGCAGACAGTGCTTTGGCGGGGCAGTTAGGAGAGCTTGTGTCCCGACAGCGAGACGGCAACGGCCAGTTTAATTGGCGTGGCTTCAACCGCGGGTTGGCCTAAATCAGTGGCAGAGATAGAACTCTGGCTCCGACCTTGGGCCCGACTTGGCATAGAAGGGCGAGACTACGTCTTTGTGCGCCCTGGAGCAACGTGCGGCGATGCTGGACCCATCTGGCTGTGCACAGCTGCGAAGGGTGGACCGGTCGTTGAAGGCAAGGCAGGACGCGGCAAGGAGATATTCTCACTCGCTGATGGACGGCGAGTTTATACGATGCCGATCCCGCTAAGAGCGTCCGCCGGCTTGGCTGTGGAAGCTACTGGGCTCAGATCCCATCTTGACTTCGACCGAATCCCAGACCGGCCGGCCGACAACCTAGAGCCCACAACCGAATTGCAACGTGAATCCGTACTTTTGCTGAATCGTGTAAAGGCGGTTTGGGCTCGCCTTCGCGAAGTTGAAACTGTGATTGCCGACCCGGCAACGATTTGGGAAACGTTACACGAGTCTTGGCTCTCCAGCGGCTCCGAAGCGAATCCTGAGATGGATATCGTCGTTCGTCACGCGCGCCAGTTACTTCCGACTCTGGATCTGCTTGACCGTAATCCTCGCCGCATCTTGCGCCGCACGCACCGGATGATTCCCCTCTCGCGCGTCCAGGAGATCGACCGTCGGGCAATGACATGGCTGATCCGCCAACCAGGCGAGACTATGGCCGAGCGTGCCGGCAGTCGCCAGCGGATACGAGCAGTCGCTCGAGATGAGAATTTTGACACGTTGGAAAACCGGGTTCTGCTGAGTTACTCACGGCTTGCGGCAGCCACTGCCCGCGAATACGTTGACAAGCATCGCGCAGCTGCCACCTCGCGACGGGTGATGCTCGTTCAGAAGTTCGGAAAACGCTGTCGGCAGATAGAAGAAAGTTTCATAGAGCGCGGGGTCGGGGAGACGAAAGCCGATGCGACGCCTAATTTCGTACTCCAGAATAACAGTAATTACCGCAGAATCTGGGATGCTTGGATTGAACTACTCAGACGGAAGCGGATCCTCGATGAGCTCTGGCACTGGCAGGCGCGTTCCTGGGAAGAATTCTGCGCCCTAGTAGTGGTGGTAGCTTTGCAGTCGATCGCGGGTGCACGCCCGATTGCGACTTCGCCGCTCGTCTTTCGCGAAGAACAAGAACAAGGTTGCTGGATTCAGCACGTAAACCCATTAGCTGTTTTCTTTCTCCCCGAGCAAGATACGATAATGGAGGTCAATTATGGACCACCTAGAGGGGAGGTCCTGCGTAATTTTGGGGCACCAATCTGGCTAAGGTTTGGCCGGGTTGGCGAGAACGATTTCCTATCGCGCTGGGCCGTATGGCCGATCTGGCATGCAAGCGGTGGCTTAGATAATCTTGATCTAGAAGCTATCGCTCCACTGATACCGGCGGGCAAGAACGAACTGGTGCGTGGAGGAGTGACTATCCGGCCCGTGGGTGCGGAGGGCGAAGCGCAGCTAAAGTCGTCTGATAGCGCCGCATGTCTGACTCTTGGTCCGTCCGGTGACGCCCTCGCTCGCGGAATAGAGCTGCTGCGCGATTTGTTGACCAATACCGTCATGCATGGGGCCTGCTGATGCGTCGTCCGGTTGGTCTCGACCTGAACGGATGGCAAGACTTCGGCTGCCGAGATTGGTCGATTGCAGACCCCGACGAGCCGCCTGCTAGGCCTACCACGATTGATGGCGGTATCCGTTCGGTCATAGTTGAACACAGCGGCCTGTTGGTAGGCGGGCCCGAGGCAATTCTCTCGCCTATAGGTCGGGGAAAAGGTTGGAGCGACGTCGGCGATCCATCGAAGCGGCGCTATCTCGCCGATCATTGGTCGGACCTTATTTTGAATTCGGTCCGTCCCACGTTCGCGGGTGACTTGCGGGCGGCCGCTCGTGCTCTGTCCCGGCTAGCCGACCAACGTATAGTCTGCATACCGGACCACAGTGGGATAAGTGAGGCTCAGCAGAAGTGCCTGCTTTCAGCACTTAATAGTCCGCGTGAGCTGTCATGGATTTTGCTTTGGCGCTCGGTCGCGCTGGTTTTGGGTATACTAGAGGACGGCGAGCTACCCGATGCAGCAGATGGAATGCGCATCGCCTGTCTAATCCATGGAGCTAATGGCATCGAGAAGCAGATTCTCGTCCTGCGGCAACTTGAAGGGCATGGGACCTTGCTTGCACCCGAACGGGCCGGACCGGGTGAGATCTGCTGCTCTGAGCTAGGATTGGCCGGTCTATGGGCCAAAGCTTCCGCAACCGTTGATGCAGCCAATCCTCCGATCGGAGAGAGGACGACTGAGACTCCACGGATGGCGGGCGATCTCCTGTTTCGCGAGGGCTCAGTTCCTGTGGACGAGATAGTCCGCCGCGATAATGGTAATTGGCTAAAATTGCGAACCCCGGACGGTTTTGAACTAGGGGAGATTTTAAAAAATATCCCGACAATCGCAGTCGACGCTGATCGCGTTGTCTTGCTCACACCTCTTGCTTCGCGCCATCGTGGTCTACTGGTGGCCAGCTTGGCAAACAATTTTGAGCTACGCCATCTCATCGTTGCAGCCCCCGACAAGGCGGCGCGAGGTGCATTGTTCGCAGCTCGCCGGATTGAGCGCGGAATACCCCACTACCTGGACCGTCTCGATCAGATGTCATTGATAGTCATGCGTAGCGAAGGTCCGGTATTTGAGGACCTGATTCCCGCGAACGCTACCGTGCCGGGTAACCGAGAATATGTTTCTGCCCCGATCACCAGTATGATCTGGACGGCGGGCATGGACGAAGTACAATTCTACATCCGTAAGGGAGTCAACGAGATCCGCCGATGGCGGACGATGGTACACGCCGCGCCGGAGCGGAATGAAAGGCTAGAGATTAATCTTCGGCAGATGCCGGCTCAAGGCTGGGCAACGTTGTCGGTCACATCAATGGATTGGGACGTACTGAGGCGAATGCCGATCCATTTAGACTGGGGAAGCCTTGAGATAGACCCGCGCAGCGAGGCGGAGATACTTGCTAGCCTGGAGCGGCCCCGCCCTGTTGTTCCAGACCGCGTCACTTACAAGAATAATATCGGGCTCTGGGATGGAATGTTGCGGGAGCCTGGAGTGTGTGATGCGCTGCGGTCGCTCGATCTAAGAAGCGGGAGCAGTATTAGGCGTCTAGCTGACTCCGTTCGGGCGTCTTTTAGGGACGACCAAAGGCGGCCGACGTATGCTGTCAGCACCGACGGTGAATTGCCGGATGAGTTGGACGAAGACTGCCGGCAGGAATTCTTGGATGCAATTAATCGGATTGGAGCAGCTTTAGTACGCAAGGTATCAAGGGGAACTCTTGAAAATACTAACAATGATGCACTGTTGTGCCTGACATGGACCTTTGCGCTGTGTCCACGCAATGTGCAGGCTACCTTAGTCGATGCGTTCGATGCTATACTGTTAGGCCGCGGGCACCCCCTTTTAGCGCCGAGAGGTGGCAGTAGAGTAGTTTTACATGGGCTTGGACGTGTGGTGACCAATCCGGTATTGTTAAAATTATTGATCCCAAAGCTTTACCAACATTTGGAGCGACCAAATTTTTTGGCCGCATTATCGTCGGTGTTATCGCGCCCTAAGGCAACTCCCGAGGTTTTGACTGATCAAGATATAGGGACAATTGGCAGGACTGTCGTCTCTATGATTCGCGCCATGAATGAGGATAAAGCGTTCGGTGTTAATTTCAAATACGCGCTGTTTGCGATTGCAGGTATATTGAGGTTTCGGCTCGCAGATCCCTGGGCGCTGGTCGCTGAGCAGTCAGAGTTAGCCAGGGAGCTAATCGATGTATTGTCTGACGTTCATAATACTATAAGCGGCATGGGAGGGAGAGTTCGTAATGGGCAAGAAAAACTCGAGACCGTTCGCGACCTGATCGAGATTCTGTCGGGGACTGGCGGACGACGGGATATTCTGACGGTGATCGATCAAATGTCAGATGTTTGAGATTGAAGCTCTTAATATTCATTCAGGTTGGGACGTTAGCCCAGTTTCTGCATGTACATCAAATTCGATGGCGTTGCCGGAGCGTCCGGTGATGAGGCTGCACCCTCTGGCCAAGGGCCCTGCAGGGGAATCAGTACTGCCTGGGAACTCTCAATTAGACAAGCAGAAGCTGCGGCCGCTGAAGCTTCCACTCCAAAGGGCACGTCCTCATCAACCCCGCCAACGTCACCCCCTCCGATTGCCGTCCGGCCAGTATCGCCTCCACGATCTCCGGCGCCAGCAGCGTTAGCCGCAGCACTCGGCCAACGTAGGACTCGCTGATCTTCTCGGCCGCGGCCAGTTCCGCGAACGTGCCATGGACCCCAGTCTCCAGAAGCTTCCGCCACCGGAACGCCCGCGCCAGCGCCTTTACCATGGCATTGTCGATCCGCGGCCGGCTGTGGTCGATCTCGGCGCCATCCGGCGCCAGGACCAGCTTCCGCCCACCCCGCTTGCGCACCGTGAACGGCACTTTCACTGTCAGGGTCTCCGGCGTCATGCCGCCCGCCTTGGCGCCTGCGCGATCCCAGACAGGTCACGGACCATGTGGGCAAGCCCCTGGACCCGCAGCCGGACCGCCAGCCCCTCCAGCCCCAGGTCGATGCGGTCCACCAGCAGCTGGACAATCCTTGCCTGCTCCGCCGGGAACAGCTCGTCCCAGACCGGATCCAGCCCCTCCAGTGCCTCTCGGACCTCTCCCTCCGACAGCCCCTCGATCTCTGGCCGCGCGGCGCGCCAGGTGCCAACGATGATCTCCGGCGACCGCAGCATCCCCCGCAGTTGGTCCACCACGGCGGCCTCGATTTCGCCTGCCGGCACCCGGCTGATCGGACAGGTGTTGGCGCCGCGCTTCAGCACTGTCTGGCTGACGTAATACCGGTAGAGCTTGCCGCCACGGCGGGTATGGGTCGGGCTCATGGCCGCGCCGGTCGGCCCGAACAGCAGCCCCTTCAGCAGCGCCGGTGTCTGCGCCCGGGCCTTGTTGCTCCTGACCCGCGGGCTCTTCTGCAGGATCGCGTGAACCTTGTCCCACAGCGCCCGTGGGATGATCGGCTGGTGTTCCCCCGGGTAAGCCGAGCCCTTGTGCACCGCCTCGCCGAGATAGACCCGGTTATTCAGCAATCTGTATAAATAGCCCTTGTCCATGGGCCGGCCGCGGGAAGTGCGAATGCCTTCCGCTGCCAAGGCGCGGGCCAGGGTGGTGGCGGAGCCGACTTGGACGAACCGCTCGAAGATGGCCCGGACCGTCGCTGCCTCCGTCTCCTGGATGACCAGCTTGCGATCCTGGACCACGTAGCCCAAGGGGACGGTGCCCCCCATCCACATGCCGCGTTTCCGGGAGGCCGCGAACTTGTCGCGGATCCGCTCGCCGATGACCTCCCGCTCAAACTGGGCGAAGCTGAGCAGGATGTTCAGGGTGAGCCGGCCCATGCTGGTCGTGGTGTTGAACGACTGCGTCACGCTGACGAAAGTGACGTTGTTCCTGTCGAATACTTCCACCAGCTTGGCAAAATCCATGAGGGCGCGGGACAGGCGGTCGATCTTGTAGACCACCACCACGTCCACCAGCCCCGCCTCGATATCCGCCAGGAGACGCTTGAGCGCCGGGCGCTCCAGCGTGCCGCCGGAGACGCCACCATCATCATAGTGATTGGCCAGTTCCACCCAACCCTCGGAACGCTGGCTGGCGATATAGGCGCTGCAGGCTTCGCGCTGAGCGTCGAGGGAATTGAATTCCATCTCCAGCCCTTCCTCGGAGGATTTCCGGGTGTAGATGGCGCAGCGCAGCTTGCGGACGATGGGCTTCTTCATGCCGCGCCCCGCCGGTTTTTCATGCCGAAAAAGGTCCAGCCGTTCCATTTTGTTCCGGTAATGGCGTGCGCGATCGCTGACAGGGATTTGTACGGCCGCCCTTGCCATTCATAGCCATCCGCGGTCACCGTGACGCAGTGCTCAACGCCCTGGTATTCGCGGATCAGCCGGGTGCCGGTGATCGGCCGGTCATCGCCGCGGATCTTGCGCACGGCGATCTTGCCGCCGTCCAGTTGCTCGCCCAGCGCCTCGAGCCGCCGCACCGTCTCAGGCTTCAAGCCACCGTAATGAAGCTCCTGAATGCGATAGGCCAGGCGGCTTTCCAGGAAGCGCCGGTTGTAGGGCGGCGGCGGGGTTTCGAAGAGCGCCTGCCAACGCTTCTTCAGCTCTGGGGTGGGCATGGTTTTCAGGGCGGCCACTTGTGCCAATACGCTGTCGGTCATCGCCGTGCCGTTCTCCGCGTCGGGGTTTCGGCATGACCGCTTCGGTGGGGGAAGAAGTCGACCGAACTGTCTCCCCGGTCGGCAGATAAAAGAGTTGACTGCCGGGCCCGGAGACGGATCAGGCCGCGAGCTAAGATTTGGCTGATCTCGACAATACGCTCGTCGGCGGACATGTGGTCGGGGTGGAGTGGGTTCGGGATGTTCACCAGCCCTCTGGGGTCAAGATGTTGGCTTCACTGGGCCTCTACCCAACACTATGGAAATCCGTCCCAAGATGGTGCTTCGGACTCGACTCAGGGCCTGACCCCGGCTAGAACATAATGAGAACTTTCCCATGACATGCTCGGGCGGCGCCGATGGCCAAAGATCTGAAGAAATTCGTAAATCCCAGGTTTTTGAAGACCATCGACCTCGGGCTCATGCGGCGATTGCTGGCGCGTCACCGGGATGATCTGCAGGGGCTGGACCCTGGACTTCTGGACGATGAATCCGACCTCACCAGGCACGTCCTGCAGGGATATTTCGCCGGACCGGAGGACAACTACCCGGACGGCTTGGTGGCCGATCTTCATCGGATTGCTGAGCTGGGTAACAACAATGGCCTCCAGCTTCTTCTCGAACAATCGCGCCGGCTGCGTGTGTCGATCGAGGCGGAGAATGATGACGGTGATGCGTCCGAGACCAAGCAGGACCCGAAGCATGTCGCCCTTCGCCTTTTCCTGGATCACCCGGCGGTCTTCGATGCGGCCGCCGATATGCTCAGCTACACCACGCTCTCGTCCGTCTCGGAGTTCGGCGGCATCGAAGAAGGCGTGGAAGCGCAGATCGATGACGAGACGCGCGCGGTCTTCCAGCTGGAGGCCGAACGCATCTTCGAAGCTGATTTGCGTGGGCGCTATTGCCGGATCGGCTGGTATGACGATGACGACGAGGTGAATGTCGTTGTCACCCATGGCGCGCACCTGAAGACCACCGAAGTGATCGAAGCGGGCACCGATCGGGTGATCAGTTTCCGGGAGGCGGAGCATGCGGTGCTGTCGTACTCTCAGATCACCGGAAAACTGAAGGTTGGCGGCATTGCCAAGGCGCGGCGCTCTGCCTTCGCGGAAATCTTTGCCAGCGCGATGTTGAAGCGACCGGGCTTTTTCGCGGCCCCGGACGCCCAGAACCTCTATACCCTGGCGCCTGTCGAACGATCTGGATTCGGCTTCACATTCCAGCATGCGTTTGATCCTGGCATCCGCCGCGTGCAGATCATCGAGGTCCAGGCTGATCGCCTGGGCACGGATCCGAGATCCGGCGAGACGCGTACCTTCTGGTCACATGTCACCCGGGATGCACGGGACAACGCGCTGGCTCGGCTTGGAGAAGGAACGCGGGGCATCGTGTTCGGGCCCGACTGGCGGCTGAACCACATGGTGATCCGTGTGCATATCGATGCCGGCGATCCCAAGCCAGCCAGGGTGACGATAAAATTGAAGCCGCCCAGCACGGCTACGTTCAAGCGCCATCGTTTCGAGGCGCGCATCATGACTCTCTTGCGCCGCAACGGGCTTCTGTATGACCGAGACGCTGACCAGGCTGCTATTGCGGCGGAGTGAGGCTGACGAACCCGCGATTCTATGGGGGCGCCAGGCCAAAACCTTTCTCGGTCGAGAATTTGATCGGCTCCTCGATCTGGGGGTGCTGGTCGAACAGGCGCTGGCCGACGGATGGGACGTCTGCGCCGATTGCGAATGTGGTCTGGATCAGCGGCCGATCCAGCGGATTGGCACCAATTTGGTGGCCACATGCCCGCTCGATCATGCGAGGGACGCGCGCCTCGAGGCTGGCGATCTGCGGAGTTTTCGCGTTGAGCCAGACGCCATCATCACCCAGATCGCAACGGCATCGGGCTTCGCCGCGCCGCCATCCAAAGTTCTTCCGGGAATCTGGCATCTCGGCAAGACGCCAACAAATCGTAGGCTTTTTGTCGGGCTCCGGCGGGAGTGCCTGCTGACGCCGGCGTTGATTGCCGCACTCCGGGCATTCGATCCCAAGCTGCCGGTCACGCTTGTTGGCCCTTCGCTTCCCGCAGCTGCGTTGCTTCGCCTTGTCGAAGCCGGGATCCATTTCGTGGCAACCGAAGACGCCTTCCTACCCGAGGGCCAAGCATTTGCCCTCGACTTGCAGGCGCTTCTTCCTTCATCGATCGTAGAACCGAAGCTGACGCTTTTCCGGAATCAATCAAAGCTCACATGGGACGGCGCCGAGCTCGATCTGCCGCCGATCAGTTTCAAACTGTTGTGGCTCCTGGCCGAGCAGGTTGTCTACAACAGGGAGGTTGTGAGCCGCCAAAAGATTGAGGAGCATCTCTGGGCAACGGTGGTCAGCAAGACCGCTGCGGCGGATGCGATCAGAAATCTGCGTGACGCCCTGAAAAAGATGGACAAAGTGGGCACCAAGAACGCGAAACTCATTCGAACGCTCAACACACAGGGTTATATTCTTGACCTCGCCGCTGCGAATATCCGGCTGATCGATTGATCCCATCGATCTTGGTGGCGATGGACGGAACGGAGACGATGGCGGCGGATCCGAAGTGGCAGTTCAAGACGAAGTTCCGCACCAGGGCGTATGGCTGGAGCGGCTCCAAGCTTGCCATCAGCCGGCTCAAGGAAGCTGCCGCTGAGATCAGGTCCGTGGCCAAGTCGGACCCGGTCACTGCGGGCGATGGCATCGTGTCGTTGATGGAGCGTATCTGGCCAGCGTTCCAGGACATCGACACTTCGTCCGGCGCCCTGGGGTCTGCGATCGCCCGGACACTGGATGAACTCATTCCAATCCTGGTCAAGGCGCCGGCCGATCGGGTGACCCGAGGCAAATGGCTCGAGCGCCTATTCGAGGCGGTGCAGAATGACGGCGTCGAGTACCTGGCGCCCGCCGAATGCCGCTGGGGTGAGATCGCCCAATATCCGGACCTGATCAACGACTATGCTGATCGCCTGATCGGCATGGTGCGCCGCGCCTGGTCCGACCACCAAAGCTTCCAGCACGTGATCGGGACCTCGATCTGCCTGTCGTGCCTGCTCGAAGCCGGGCGCTACGCGGAGCTTCAGGGATTGCTTGCCATCCGGAAGCTGAAGTTCTGGTCATGGCATCGGTTCGGAGCGGAGGCGCTGGTCCGGCAGGAGTTGTGGGAGGCCGCTATCGCCTACGCCGAAGCCGTGCGCAGCAAGACCAACCCCGCGTTTGACGAGCGATCCATCGACCAGTTCTGCGAGGATCTTCTGATCCGGCACGGCCGATCCGATCAAGCATACCAAAAGTATGGATTACGTGCTGTTGGGGGCACGACGAACCTCGCCGTCTACCGGGCGCTGACGCGGCGCTATCCCGATCGCGACCGTCGTCAGATGCTTCTGGATCTGATCGAAAGCCGAGGTGACGAGGGCAAGTGGTTTGCCGCGGCGAAGGATGCCGGCTTTCTGGATATTGCCCTCGATTGCGCCAGGATTGCCGGCGCGGATCCTTCCACGCTGGTGCGTGCGGCGCGCGACTTCGGTGAAGCCGAACCACGTTTTGCGACCTTGGTGGGGCTGCAAGCGATCCGGCATCTCCTGGGGGGTGGTGGCTATGACCCTCCTTTATCGGATGCCTCGGCGGCGGTGGAATTTGTGTTCGGGGCGGCTCAGCGCTGCGGTCTGACCGGGTGGGCGCGCCAGGAATTGAAGCGGCTGTTGGAGGAACCTTGCGCCCGTGGGCGCGAGTTATTTCAGCACAGCATAGGCGGCGCTTTCGCTCGCCACGCGGGGACCGCCCCCCAGGACTGACCGACGCGCCCTGGATAACCCGGCTTTGGGAACCTGCGGAGCTTCCCATACCTTCCCATAACATGGCCAACCCTATGGGAAGGGCCCGCCGGCACCTTCGGATCATCAACAGCGATGACCGAGGCCGCGCCGATGCGACGTTCGATTCCCCCCACAGAACTCCAGGTCTTTCTCCTCGAGGCCAACACCGTGGCGCGGCGCCTGCGGCGCAAGCTGTGGATGTCCCACCACGACGTCGATGATCTCCGCCAGGACTTGCTGACCGACCTGGTCGCGCGGTTCCCGGCGTTTGATCCCAGCCGCGGAATGCCTGGCGCATTCGCCGGCGTCGTCATGGCCAACCGGGCCAAGCGGATCACCCAGCGTGTCGTCAACCAGCGCCGCATCTTCGGCACGGTGCCGATATCGCTCGACGAGCTATCCCATGCAGGTGGAGCCGTGACCCGGGGCGATCTGGTCTCGCAGGACCAGGGTCTTGCCGCCACCCTCGGTTACAGGGTCGACCCCATTACCCAGGTCGAGGATCGCATCGATCTCGAGCGCGCGTTCAGCAAGCTCACCGAGAAAAGCCGTCGCCTGGCCATCGACCTGTTCTGGGGCTCTCCCCATCAGCTCGCCAAGGCCGGCAAGGGCTCCCGCAGTGAACTCTACCGGCAGCGCCACGATCTCCGTCTGGAGCTTATGGCGGCGGGCCTCCAGGCACACTGATGTTTTTTTCCATCAGAACTTTGGGACGTCTCGCAAAGCGCCTGGGTAGGACCCCTTCATGATGAAGTTTTCAGACATCGCCGCAGGCGCGCCCCGCGTCAGCGAAAGCGACTTCTGCACCTGGCTGAGCCGCGCTGAGGCCGGCGACGTCATCGCCTACCACCGTGGCTTTCTCGCCTGCGACACGAACTACGCGGTCAGCGCGTTGCCGACAGCGGAGCGTGTCGAACTCGCGCATGTCGCGCGCAGTGCCCGCTGGGCCGCGGACGAGGGCCTCGTGCACCTGCTGCAGCAGCGGCTTGCCCCCGACCAGTTCGCCTACCTCGCGGTCGCCAGGCCGCGCATCCCCACCCGCTCCCAACCGACCCCAAACCGCAGCTCGAAGGAGAAAGCGTGATGCACGCCCTGACCAACCGACCAACGCTCGAACACATGCGCACGATGCCGATCGGCGAGATCGTCGCCCTGCCCGCCGAACACCTGGCGCTGCTGCAGGAGGATGCCAGCGACGCCGTGAAGGCCGCGAAGCGGCAGCAGGACTGGATCGAGTCCGCCATTGCCCTGCGCTACGAACAGCGCGCCATCGCCGCGCGCGGAACCGCCGGCAAGGACACCGGCACGGTCCGCTTCGTTGACGACGGCGTCGAGGTCGTCGCTGACCTGCCGAAGAAGGTCGAGTGGGACCAGGACCGCCTGGCCGCCCTGGTCCAGCAAATCCGCGCCGGCGGCGAGGATCCTACCGACTATGTGGTCATCGACATCAAAGTGCCGGAACGCGCCTACACCTCTTGGCCTGAGCGCATCCGCAAAGCCTTCCAGCCGGCACGCACCGTTCATACCAGGCGGCAGACCTTCAAGCTGACGCTCAAGCCGGGGGCGGTGTGATGGCCATCTCACTCGCATCCCTGATTGAGTCCACCGCGCTGACGCCGCCGCGCATTCTCGTGCATGGCGTGGCCGGCATCGGCAAGTCCACCTTCGCCGCCCAGGCCAACAAGCCAGCCGTCATCCAGACTGAAGACGGCCTCGGCACCATCAAGGTGCCGCGCTTCCCCCTGGCCCGGTCCTTCGACGCGGTGATGGAAGCGCTCGCCGCCCTCTACAGCGAGAAGCACGATTATCAGACCGTGGTGGTCGACAGCGTCGACTGGCTCGAACCGCTGGTGTGGGCGCGGGCGTGCAAGGACAATGGCTGGGCCTCGATCGAAGAGCCCGGCTACGGCAAGGGCTACGTCGCCGCGCTCGATCTGTGGCGGCAGTATCTCGATGGCCTGAACGCGCTGCGCGATGAGCGCGGCATGACGGTGATCCAGATCGCCCACACCGACATCAAGCGCTTCGACAGCCCCGAGCACGAACCCTACGACCGCTACGTCATCAAGCTGCACACGCGCGCCGCCGCGCTGCTGCAGGAGCATTCCGACGTCGTGCTGTTCGCCAACTACCGCATCAGCACGGTGAAGTCCGACATCGGCTTCAACAAGAAGGTGACCCGCGCGCTCGGGAGCGGCGAGCGGGTTCTCTACACCACCGAACGTCCCGCCTTCCTCGCCAAGAACCGCTACGGCCTGCCCGACACGCTGCCGCTCGACTGGCAGGCCTTCGCCGCGGCCATGCCGCAAGTCTGACCCCAGCACATCAGGAACATTCCCATGGCCAATCTCGGAAGCACCTTCGACGCCACCACCATCGACCCGGACAAGCCCTTCGAGGTGCTGCCGCCCGGGCACTACACCGCCCAGATCGTCGCCAGCGAAACCCGCGTCACTAAGGACGGCCAGGGCCAGTTCCTGCTGCTGACGATCGATATCCTCGACGGCCCCTACCAGGGCCGCAAGCTGTTCGAACGCCTCAACCTGATCAATGCCAACCCGCAGACGGTGGAGATCGCCCAGCGCGCGCTGTCGGCGATCTGCCACGCCACCGGCCGGCTGCAGGTGCAGGACAGCGAGGAGCTGCACCTGATCCCCTTCACCGCCGTGGTGCAGGTGCAGCCGCCGAAGAACGGCTACGGCGAGAGCAACAAGGTCCGTTACCTGCCGCTGGCTGGCAATTCGAGGCCCGCGGCGCCGGTGGGGCACACCAGACCGGCCGCACCAGCATCACCGCCGGCCAAACCGACCGCGCCCGCCGGCGGCTTCACCGCCGCGCCGTGGAAGCGCCAGGCCTGATCACCGCATCCCGTCCTACCGCCGCCTGGTCGTTCCCCCCGACCGGCGGCGGTGTCCCGCCCCTGGAGACTTCCATGCCAGATCTTGCCGATATCCAGCCGCCGGTCACGCGCGGCGAAGCCCGCGCCCGGATTGCCGCGATCGATGACCGTATCGCCGCTATCCGCACCCAGATCGCGGCCAATGACCTCAAGCGCCAGGCCAGCCGCAAGGCCACCGACCCGAGCTGGTTCCACCGCGCCAAGACCGCGCTGCGCCACCTGCAACGCGAGCGCGCCGAACTGGTCGAACACCTGGCCCAGCTGCCGCGGCCCAAGGACACGCTGAAGGAGCAGATCATCGCCGTGCTGCGCGCGCGCCATGACGATGCCGGCTGGGCCGAGGTCATGGACGCGGCACACCGGCGAGCCGCCGCGGAGGTGGCGTGATGGTTGCGCTGCCACCGCCGCCAACCCCGACGCTGTCCGCGATCCACGCTGCCTACGAGGCTGCTGCCGGAGATGGCTTCCGGGAGCATCTCGGCGCCTCGCAGATCGGCAAGGCCTGCGCGCGTGCCCTCTGGTACGACTTCCGCTGGACGACGCGTACGCAATTCCCCGGCCGCATGCTGCGCCTGTTCGAGACCGGCCATCTGGAAGAGGCGCGCCTGGTCCGCAACCTGCGCGCCACCGGCGCCACTGTGCTGGAGGTCAATCCCGAGACCGGAAGGCAATGGCAGGTCGCGGCGCATGGTGGACATTTCGGCGGCTCGCTCGATGCCGTCGCCATTGGTATCCTGGAAGCGCCCAAGACCTGGCACGTGGTCGAGTTCAAGACGCATTCGGTTAAGAGTTTCCGCGACCTGGCCAGCAAGGGCGTGGTGCTGTCGAAGCCGCAGCACTGGGCGCAGATGCAGGTCTACATGCACCTCATCGGTATCACCCGCGCGCTCTACATGGCGGTGTGCAAGGACACCGACGCACTGCACATCGAGCGGGTGCACGCGGATGCCGCGGCGGCCGAGCGTCTGCTCGCCAAGGCCGGGCAGATCATCAACGCTGCCCGGCCGCCGGCACGGCTCTCGGAGGACCCGGCCTTCTGGGAGTGCCGGTTCTGCAGCCACCATGCCGTTTGCCACGAAGGCGGCGCAGCCGAAGTAACCTGCCGCTCCTGCCTGCACGCCACGCCGGTCGATGGCGGCTGGCACTGTGCCCGGCACGATCGGAATTTGGATCGGCAGGCGCAGCGCCGGGCGTGCCCCAAGCACCTGTTCATCCCTGACCTCGTGCCCGGCGAAGTGACTGGCGCGGGCGAGGATCATGTCGTCTACCGCCTGGCCGACGGCACACCCTGGGTCAATGACGCGCGGGAGGCAGTGCCATGCTGAGCCTGCGTCCCTACCAAGAGGCTGCCATCACGGCGATCTACGACTACTTCGCGGGAAAGTCCGGCCATCCCCTGGTAATCATTCCGACTGCGGGTGGAAAATCGATCGTGCTGGCGGCCTTCGTGCAGAGCGTGCTGCGGCAATGGCCGGACCAGCGCATCCTGATCGTCACCCATGTCCGCGAGCTGATCGCGCAGAACCATGCCGAGATGCTCGGCCTGTGGCCCGACGCACCGGCCGGCATCTATTCCGCGGGCCTGGGTAAACGCGAGATCGGCGCGCGCATCCTTTTCGCCGGCATCCAGTCGATCCACCGTCGCGCCTATGACGTGCAGCAATGCGACCTGGTGCTGATCGACGAGGCACACCTCATCCCGCGTGCCTCCGACACCATGTATCGCCGCTTTCTCGATACGCTGGCGCGGATCAACCCGCATCTCAAGGTGATCGGCTTCACCGCCACACCCTACCGGCTGGACAGCGGCATGCTGCACCAGGGCGATGGGCGGCTGTTCACCGACATCGCCTACGAGGTGTCGATCCGTGATCTGATCGCCGCGGGCTATCTCTGCCCGCTGGTCAGCAAGGCCACGGGGGTCACGCTCGATGTTGGCGGCGTCGGCAGCCGCGGCGGCGAATTCATCGCCAGCCAGCTGCAGGCCGCCGTCGATCGCGACCCCATCACCCACGCTGCCATCGACGAGATCATCGCGCACGGCACGGACCGCCGTTCCTGGCTGGCATTCTGCTCCGGCGTCGAGCATGCGCGCCATGTCGCGGCGGCGCTGGGCGAACGCGGCATCAGCTGCGCCACCATCTTCGGCGACACCCCGGCCGGCGAGCGCGACCGCATTATCGCCAGCTTCAAGAGGGGAGAAATCCGGGCGCTGGCCTCGATGGGCGTGCTGACCACCGGCTTCAACGCACCAGCGGTCGATCTCATCGCCATGCTGCGGCCCACCAAGTCCCCCGGCCTCTACGTGCAGATGGCCGGGCGCGGCACACGGCTGGCTCTCGGCAAGGAGAACTGCCTGGTGCTGGACTTTGCCGGCAACGTTGCCCGGCACGGGCCGATCGACGCGGTGCGGCCGCAGGCGCCGGGTGAAGGTGAAGGGGCGCCACCCAGCAAGATCTGCCCGGGCTGCGACAGCATTCTCCCCGCGGCGGTGCGCGTCTGTCCGGATTGTGGGCACTGCTTCCCGCCGCCGGAGCTGAAGGTCCAGGCCACCGCGACGACGCTGGCCATCCTATCGACGACGCGCGCGGAGTGGGTTCCCGTCACCAATGTCAGGTTCAGCCGGCACGAGAAGCCCGGCAAGCCGCCGTCGCTGCGGGTCGACTACCAGTGCGGCCTGAACTGGCACAGCGAATGGGTGTGCTTCGAACATACCGGCTACGCCCGCGACAAGGCCGCCGCCTGGTGGCGCGCACGTAGCGCCGCGCCGGTGCCGCGTTCGGTCGCCGCCGCGCTGGCGGCATCTGATCTACTCCGAAAGCCCAGCGCCATCGCGGTGCGGCCGAGTGGCCGCTTCACCGAGATCGTCAATTGCCGGTTCGATGCGTGCCACCCAGGCAGCAGCGCGGCACGCGCGCGCTCTGTTCCCGCCGCTGTCAGGACATTTGCCACCGGAGGCGCGGCATGATCGACCCGACCCCCAATGAGCGCGCCGCCATCGCCCACGGCGGTGCGATGGCTGGCGAATATCTCGAGAGCCTCGGTAAGACCGACCTGACCCAGTTCAGCCACGCGGAATGGCTGACGCTGCTGGAGGTCATCGTCACCGGCTACTGCGATCATCTGCGCGATCTTGCGGCCCGTGACCGCGTCCGGCTCGAAGCCACTGTGGATCGGGTGCCATTTTGACCGCCCCCGCCAGCTTCATGGCGCGCATGGGCGCCCACCTGCTTGCCAATGGCTATCCGATCGTGCCGATCCAGCCGGGCAGCAAGAAGCCGGGCTGCTATCGCGGTGGGCAATGGCGCGACTATCCCGACTGGACCCGCCACGCTGCGCGCGCCACTACTGAACTTGAGCTGACGCAATGGAGTGCCTGGCCGGACGCTGGCATTGGCGTCGTCGGTGGGCCCGTCGCTGCGGTCGATATCGATATCGCCGATGATACCGGGTTGGCGCATCGGGTTGAGGCCCTGGCACGAGAGCGCCTGGGCGACACGCCGGCACTGCGTATAGGGCTGCCGCCCAAGCGTCTTCTGGTCTATCGCGCCGCGGTGCCGTTCAAGGGCATCCGGCGGCATCCGCTCGAGGTGCTGTGCCTTGGCCAGCAATTCGTCGCCTATGCCATCCATCCGACCACCGGCCGGCCGTACGACTGGCCGGAGGAGCAGCTGGCAGATATCGATCTGGAACGCCTGCCGGCGATCACGGAAGAACAGGCCCGCGCCTTCCTCGACGCAGCCAGCACCCTGCTGCCCCAGGCGGCGATCCCGGCCGGGCTGACAGCATCGCCGTCCCGGGGTTCTCCCAGCGGCGGCGGGCAGCAGGGCACGCTGGACGCCGTGCGCGCCGCGCTCGCCTTCATCCCGAATGCCGAGCTCGACTACGACAGCTGGGTGCGCATCGGCATGGCGCTAAAGGGGGCGGTGGGCGAGGCCGGCGCCGACCTGTTCGCGGCGTGGTCGGCGCAGGCGGCCAAGAACGATCCCGCCGTCACCGCCAAGACCTGGTCCGGCTTCAAACCCAAGAACATCGGCGCCGGCACGTTGTATCATCATGCGTTGGAACACGGCTGGAAGCCTGACCCGGCGCTGGTGCTTGATGGCTCCGCGCCGTCCAAGGTCGCGCATCCCGCGGCGGGGCTGCTGGCCAGGATGCAGAGCCCGCCAGGAACGCAAACACCGCCGTCTGCCGTGCCGCCGCAACCGTCGCTTGACCGGCTGGACGGCGTGCTGGCGCTTATGGTCGAGCATATCCTCGCCACGGCGATCCGGCCGCAGCCCTGGCTCGCCGTCGGCGCCTCGCTCGCGATGCTGGGTGCCTTGATCGGGCGCAAGGTCCGCACGCCGACCAACCTGCGCTCCAACCTCTATGTCCTCGGCATCGCCGAGAGCGGCGGCGGCAAGGATCACGCGCGCAAGGCGATCAAGGAAATCCTCGTTCAGGCCGGCCTGGCGCAACACCTCGGCGGCGAGCGGCTCGCCTCCGGCGCCGGTCTCATCACCGCGCTCACGCGGCAGCCAGCGGCGCTGTTCCAGATCGATGAGTTTGGCCGCTTTCTCGCCAACGTGGTCGACAAGCGCCGCGCGCCCAAGCATCTGTCGGAGATCTGGGATCTGCTCACCGAGCTTGCGACCAGCGCGGGAACCACGTTTCTCGGCGCGGAATACGCCGACCAGCGCGAGCGCCCACGCCAGGACATCATCGAGCCCTGCGCCTGCGTGCACGGCGTCAGCGCGCCGGGACCGGTCTGGGAGGCGCTGCGCAGCGGTACACTGGAGGATGGCAGCCTGGCGCGGTTCCTGGTGTTCCGCAGCGAGGAGGACATCCCCGATCGCAATCGCCATCTCGGCACGGTCACCGCGCTACCGGCGGACCTGCTCGATGCCGTGCGCCGCGTCGCGGCGGTGGGCAGCAACCACGCCGCGGGCAATCTCGTCGCGACCGGCGCGCCGAACGTGCGTCCCGCGCCGCTCACCGTGCCGATGGCGGATGACGCCCTCGCCATCTTCGATGACCTCGACGCGGAGATGACCCAACGCCAGCGCGCCGCGGCCGGCAGCGAGCAAAGCGCTGTGCTGGCACGCGTCTGGGAGAACACCGCCAAAGTGGCGCTGATCAAGGCGGTGAGTGCCGATCCGGAGCAGCCGGTCATTCGTGCCGTTGATGCGCTGTGGGCGCGCGATGTCGTCGCGCACTGCGTCGCGACCTTGCTGGTCCAGGCGGAACGTCATCTCGCCGACAACGAGACTGAGCGGAATCATAAGAGGACGCTGGAGATCATTCGAAGCGCCGGAAAGAGCGGTATTCGTTTGAACGACCTGACCCGCAAAACCCAGTTCATCGATACGCGCGTGCGCCGGGACATCATCGATACACTCGTCCAGTCCGAGCAGGTCGTTCAGGGGCTGGTGAAAAGCGGCAAGCGCCAGGGTCTGGTGCTGTTCTGCCGAGACATCCAAAACGTCAATATCAAGGATAACGTCAATTGACGTCTATCGGACTCTAACACCCTGAAAGGAGTGAGAATTTTGAAAACGTCAAAACGTCAACGGGATGTGCTCTGGTGGATACTCCCCCAGGGTGTGGGAGCTAAATCCCGGACCTTCTATAGGATGTGTTGATATTTTGATGTTATTATATTGATTATATATATCAATCACTTATAGGCTCCAAAACGTCAAACAAAACGTCAAATCGTCAATGACGTTTTGGGAACTGGACCGAACCCTCTTGGTTCGGGCGAGAGCCGCATCCTTCGCCGGATGCCGCGTTCGCCCCGACCGCCCCGAACCTCGAGGAGGTCATCATGTCTGTCATCTCGGCGCCGCGGCGCCACCACCCCGCAATTCCGCTGTGCAGCCAGGGCGCGCTGCCTGAGCACAGCATCCTCGCCATCGATCTCGGCACCATGACAGGCTACGCGCTGCGCACGCCGGACGGCGCTATCACCAGCGGCACGGTGTCCTTCCGGCCCAGCCGCTACGACGGCGGCGGCATGCGCTACCTTCGCTTCCGCGGCTGGCTCAAGGAACTGGCGACGGACATGGGCGGCCTGTCCGCGATTTACTTCGAAGAGGTGCGTCGACATCTCAGCACTGACGCCGCGCATGTGCATGGCGGCCTGCTCGCCGTCCTCACGGCCTGGGCCGAGCAGCGCGAGATTCCCTACCAGGGTGTGCCCGTCGGCACGATCAAGCGGCACGTCACCGGCAAGGGCAACGCCGACAAGGCGGCCGTCATCGCCGCCGTCCGTGCCCGCGGTTTCAATCCGGCCGACTACAACGAGGCCGACGCGCTCGCCATCCTGCTCTGGGCCACCGAGACGCAGGGAGGCGTGCGATGAGCCGGCGGGCCCAGGTGAGGCGGCGGAAGGGCATCGTCGCCACGCATGACACGGACGTGATCGTTCCCGCCGCCCAGTTGGTTAACGGCGCCGTCGAGCGTGCTGCCTGGGATGATCCGGACGACACCGGCCGGCGCGGCTCTTACGTCCGGATGGTGCACGGCTATCGGCGGTCGGACCCGCTGATCACCCTGCATCGGCGTTCGCCCAGAGAAGTGACCCAGCAGCACCTGCAAGCCGCGGAGCGGCTGCGCGACGACTACGAGATCAGTGAGGGGGTCAACCTGGGCAAGGGCAGCGGTGGCGATGCCGGGCCGCTGGACGTCCAGCTGGACGCTCGCGCCCGGTATCGCACGGCTGTGACCGCTGTGGGACCGAGCCTGTGCGCCGTGCTGTTGCCCGTGGTGCTGTCGGCCTGGACGGTGAAGCAGTGGGCTGAGGATCGTGGCATGTCGGAGAGCAAGGCCTCAGGGTACTTGATCGCCGCACTGGACCGGCTCCATGATCATTTCAATCCGGTGGTGCGGAAGCCGGCCAAGGAGGGCGCGCCATAGACTTCGTGGTGATCGGTGCTGGTTCGGCGGGTGCGGTTCTGGCAGCGCGGCTGTCAGAGCACACGGGGCATCGCGTGCTGCTATTGGAGGCTGGACCCGACTATCCCGATCTCGCCAGCATGCCCGAAGATTTGCGCGACTCTCGCGGTCTGGGCGGGCCGGCGCATTATTGGGGCTACGTCGCGGAGCCGGTGCAAGGCCGGACCATCGCCTATCCCCGCGGCAAGCTCGTCGGTGGCACCGGGGCGATCAACGCAGCGGCGGCGCAGTGGGCCCGGCCGGCTGATTTCGCCGCCTGGGAAGCCCGTGGCCTGGATGATTGGCGTTGGGACCAGGTGGAGCCCTGGTTCAGGCGCCTGGAAGCGGATGCCGACGCGCCGGGCGCATGGCACGGTCGGACTGGGCCAGTGCCGATCACGCGCTACCGCGATGCGGAACTGATCCCGCTTCAGCGCGCGTTCCACGCGGCCTGTCGGGCCAATGGGTTCCCCGCGGTTGCCGACCACAACGATCCCAAGGGGATTGCGGGCGTCGGGCCATGGCCCATGAACCGGGCGGACACCACGCGGATGTCTTCGGCCCAGACTCATCTCGGTCCTGCGCGCACGCGGCCCAACCTAACGATCCGTCCCAATTCAGAGGTTGACCGTTTGCTGATCGCAGGTCGGCAGGTTCGTGCGGTGCGACTGGTGACGGGCGAAGAGATTGCTGCACACCAAGTGGTGTTAGCGGCCGGCGCCATGGGTTCGGCGGCGATCTTGCTGCGTTCCGGCATTGGCCCGACGGACGACCTGGCCGCGCTCGGCATCGAGACATTGCTCGATCGGCCCGGTGTTGGTGCGCGGCTGCTTGATCATGCTGCGGTTCCACTGCTCCTCGTGCCACATGCCGGAGAATGCGTTATCGGGCGCGATCCGCGGTTCCAAATGATGGCCCGCTTTACAGCGGTTGATTCAGCGCTACCAGATGACATGCAGCTGGTCCTGACCTCATGGCTCGACCTGCGACCCACTCCGGCCCTTGCTGCAATGGCAGGTGTTGACGTGGTGGCAGCACTTCGCGTCGCGCTGCTGTCTCCACGTGGGTATGGCAGGCTCCGTTTAGCCAGTGCTGATCCACAAGCGCCGCCTCACCTCGAGATGCGCTATACGGACGATGCGGAGGATATGCGCCGCTACCGCGCGGGTATCCGGCGTGCATGGCAGGTTGTCCATAGCCCCGAGATGGCCGATGCATATCAGCGGATTGTGGGCCTAGATGCGGCGACGATCACCTCGGATGGGGCGCTCGATGCGTATATTGCGGCGCAGATTGGCACCTATTGTCACGCTCTGGGCACGGTACCGATGGGCGTGGCCGACGATCCGATGGCGGTGGTGGACCAGCGCGGCCGTGTGTATGGGCTAGACAACCTTTCGGTCGCGGACGCCTCGATCGTCCCGGTCGTACCGAGCGTGGTCGGCAATCTGACGATCATGATGCTGGCCGAGCGTATCGCAGCGTGGCTCGCCGCGCCATGATTGGATGCGGCTAGAATCATGTCGTCCCACGCAGCCGCTGTCTAATGGACGTTAGGGAGAATATAGATTTTCACTAACATTTTCTGCGGACGGCAGAAACCCGATTGACGCGAATGCAATTGCGATGTTTAACTCTCACCACGTTCGGGTAGCGCGCCCGGAGACAACAAGCCCGCCGATCTCTGGATCGCGCGGGTTTTTTGATGCCCGGAGGATTGCGATGGCGACCGGGGCAAGCGTGCGCTTCTACACATCCCGGGCTTGGCGCGCGTTGCGTCGGCGTGCGCTGGAACGCGATGGCTACCGTTGCGTGGTGCCAGGCTGCGATAGCGCCGCCACTCACGTGGATCACATTGCACGCCGTCCCATCTCGGCGACGCTCACCGCGGCTGACCGTTTGGACAATCTGCGCTGCCTCTGCGCCAGACACGACGCGCAGGTGAAGGAACGCACGTCAGGTGCGCGGCAGAACGGCGGCAGGTTCACCGTTCGTGGTGCTGACAACGATGGCTGGCCGATGGACCCGAAACGACGGTGATAACGGACATGATAGAATAATTGACGTACGGGGGGTCGAAAGTCGGGCGATTTCAATGCGGTACGCCGGCGTGGGCCAATGCGCTCAGAGCCGCAGGATAGGGGTGGGGGGGTCAAATCATCTATGCCATTGAAAATCCACATAAAGGATACCCGGTGAACGGCGTTTTGCAGGTCGAAACCTGGCCCATCGAGCGGCTGGTCGAGTATGCACGCAACCCACGGAAGAACGACGATCAGGTCGACCGCATGGTCGGCGCCATCCGGGAATTCGGCTTCCGGATCCCGATCGTCGCCAAGTCTGACGGCCTGGTCGTCGACGGCCATCTGCGGCTCAAGGCGGCGCGCAAGCTCGGGATGGCGGAA